GGCGCCCCGCTCATCCGGCGGGATGACGACGGTGGCCCCGTCCAGCGCCTTGACACTCAGCGCGTGGGGCGTGAGGTTACGGTAGATCGTGGTCATGGTTCTCTTCTCTCTTCGGTTGTGGGCCGCATTGTTGCGGAGCGCCGATCTTTCAGGCGCGTCCCCGCTTACGCGGGGTATACGGATTGGTGGGTGATAGTGATGGCCAGCGGTCAGCCGACCACGATCGGCTCCCGGCGCAGCCGGCGGAGGGTGCGTTCGGCCTTGGCCGCCGCGGCGTCGTCGCCGTGCTCCCAGGCCTCACGACGCGCCTCGTGCGCGTCCAGAGCGACGCGGGCGTTGTCATAATCCGTGGGGAAGAAGATTCCGCGGAAGATCCTAATGAGAGCCTCGTGGTCGTTCGTGTAAACGACGCGGTCATCGTTGGTGACGATTCGGCACGTGTCATCCCCCAGGAACTCAGCGATGCGGATACCGCGGAAAAAGATGTTCCCGGAGCGGGACAGTTCGACGAACTGCCCGATGGAGTCGGGCAGGACACTCCTGAGCCACTCCTGCCGCTTACGGGCGCGCTCGCGGGTCACGGCGAAGTGGGAGTGAGGGTGACGGTCGGTGTTCATTTTTCGATTCCTCTCGGATGGGTGTGAATGACGAAGACGGTCAGATTAGGGCCCGGGCGCGGGATCGAACCGCGCTGCGTCCTCCGCCTTGGGGTAGGGCGGCCGGGCTGATAGTAGGAATTAAGTTTCAGTAGGCCCAGACGTGCGCCCGACCGTCGTCCGGGCTATCGAACAGGTCCCTGTCGCAGCACTCACACACTCCGTCCGTGTTCTCGGCCTCGATCACGCCGTAGCGCATCCGCAGCCGTGGGGCGAGCGGGGCGCGTTCAGCGGCGCGGACATCGCAGTCCACGGCGTCCAGCGCGGCGGCGTAGTCGTCGTCTTCGGGCCGCTCCGCGTTGGACAGATAGGCCGAGCACTCACCGCAGAGGACCACGATCTCTTCCGCCCGCGTGTCATAGGGCAGGACCACGTACTCCTGCATATCGGCCCACGGGTAGTGATCCTGAAGACGGTGTTCCGCGTCCGCGGCGGCACTCCAGACGTACTCCGGATCGACGGCGGGCCCCGCGGCGCGCAGGGCGCCCGACGCGGCCAGCGCGACGGCGCAGGCGCCGCCCGTGATGATGCGGCTGTCCAGTGCCCGGTCACCGATCTGCCTCAGGAGCAGCGCCGCGGCATCGGCGGCGGCGTCGAGAGTGGACTGCTCCTGGGCGCGGTAGAAATCGATAATGGTGTCCAGCGGCAGGTCGTCGGCGCTCACCGGGATCGCGTCCCGGTAGCGCCCGTCGGAGTACTCCGCCTGGTAGGCGGGCACGGTAAAGCTGACGGTCGTGGTGTTCATTGTTGTTTTCCCTTCAGTTGTGAGGGTGGGTGAATGGTGGGGATGATTATGGGCGCCGGGTATCCTTTTGACAGGATGGTCTCGTCATCGTGCGGATGACCGGGGTAGGTCTGAGCTACCTGCTTCCTTTTACCCGGCCGCATATTTCGTCTTATATCCGTTCATCTCACGCCCCGGAACCGTTTTTGGCGTCCCGCTCCCGACGGAAGCCGCCCGTTAGGGCGACGCATCGTCGGGCATTTGCGGGCGTCCGCACGGCCCCATGGGCACGGATCGCGTCTGGCATGCCTGCCGCTCGCCTCCGTTTTTAACCGTCTATTGCACGGAGGCGACTATGTAGTTCTCAATCTTCCCGGGGTAAGGATGAGATGATCGGTGGGGTTCCGCTTCTCTCTTCCTCCCCTTGTGATGACTCCAGTCTAGCGCGCCGCCTGGGGAGTCTCAAGCCTTAATTCTGTGTTCTGCGTCTCTTTTAGGTTTGTGTTTCAAACCGGGAGATCGGGCCCGCGGATGCGGGAGTCGACAGATCCTCCTGTTCGCGCGCTATCGAGTTGTCATCGCGCCCGTCGGAGGAATCGAACCTCCGCCCGTCGTGAGGCGGGGACCGTCCGGGCTGTGGCGACCGCGGGTCACCACTCATAGATCGGCTGGGCGGGCTCGGCCTCACGGAGGGCCTCACGGAGGGCCTCACGGGTGACGTTCAGGTCATCCATGGCGGGGTCGGGCAGAGAGTCGACGACGGCGGTCAGGAGTCGGTCGGCGTCCGAAGGGGTATCGGCCCGGGCGCGCAGGGCGGCGATCAGGTGGGCCGCATCGCCGTAGGGGTCGATGATGAGAGGAGCACCCGGGTTCAGGTCCCTGTAGGGCCGCGCGTGGGTGAACAGGGTGCCCGGGCGGCAGATGATCTCCGTGCGGAGGCGCCGGGCGGCGGGGGTGAGGCGGGGGTTCATCTTGGTGGTTCCTTTCGGTTGGTGGGTGGTGTTCCTTGCTGACAGGTATAAAGGTACTCCTGGGGTGAGGGTGAGTCAAGGGGATGGGACGGTCGGGGAGTGTGTTCTGCGTCTCATTTTGAGTTGGGCGGGGGTAGGAGGGGATTGTACTGACAAACTTCGCTCACTGCGCGGGCACGACAGGAGCACGGGGCGCGTGAGCGGGAGTGGACGATGCTCAGTGGTTTCACGTGAAACGAGCGAGTACCTATCCCCGTTGCAGCTGCGCGATGCCATAAGCGCCGGCGGCGCAGGACGAGCGCAGCGAGGACGAAGGCGAGCGCAGCGAGCCAGCCCGGGCGCATGTCGAAGACCATCCTCATGGATCGGTCGGTCCTCTCATGTTTCACGTGAAACAAGTGAGTAGGGAATGAGGGTTCGGAGGGATGAGAAGGGGAGTCGACATGCGCTTGGCTGCCTTGCTTCCTCGCTCCGCTCGGTCGCGCGTCTCGCCAGCGCGTGATGCGGAGCACATAGAAGCGGGGATGCATATGGGTTGGTTGGGATCAAGGGACGAAAGTCCCGAAGTGGGGTAGGTGGGTGGGTGGGGGTAAGGCGAAAGTTTCGGGTAGCCGAAACATGGTATGCGTGACGTAGCATCGTGTGGCGGGGTATTACGTCAGACGTATCATCCTCGGGGAGGAAGAGTGTGATGAGGTAGACATACGTCGGAGGGTTGCGGAATGAGGGATGATGTGCTATGGGAAAAGAGATGGGGATCACAGGGGATGAGGGTTGAAGATAACGCTGTTATGTGCATGTGTGAGTAGCAAACACGCGTGAGGGGTATGAAAAGGATGGATTGGGAGGATAGAACGTAGTGAAAAATCGTCCCAAAAAAGATGGTTTGTGATCTGGGTCATACGCATAAATATACGGTTGAGTGCATAAAGTTTTTGATGTGATTAGATGATGATGATGATGATGATGATAGATGATTATGATGATAGATGATTATGATGATAGAGATTAAGAAAAACAGTAATTAGTGGGGCATAATTCTTTATACAAGCGTTCACTATTTTCTATTCGGCGCTAAATGTGACGTAGGCTACAGTTCACTATATTCTATTCACTACCTGACTGTGATGCAGGCTACAGTTCACAATATTTGGGTGTGTCCTGGGCCACAATTCACAATATTTGACCTCGATTTCTGTAGACCACCGCTTCGGCTTGCTACTCATTAGACAAGCATCGACTTTGCCCAGCTGCGTGGTTTGTATCAATACAAAGGCGAATCGTCGTTGTACGGGGCCTAGAGCGGCCCAATACCCCCACCCTAGGCGGTTACACCGGGGTATGTGCGTTAGGCCGCCAGCGGGGCTTACAGCGAGCCCTAGGGGTACATGCGCCCCCATGGTCTTGGGCACGCATACACGCACGCGCGCGTGATAGCACCATAGGGAGGAAAGTGCAATGGTGAGTTTCTGTGCTGTGCATCATGTGTCTTGACAGTGAGCGTGTGAGCAAGAGCACAGTGAGTGTAGCAGGATGTAGCGTTTCGATTTGGCGGGGAGAGCTCGTCTCTCGCATAGGGACATATCGTTGGGATTGCGGGGAAAGGTGCCGATAAGTACCGTTATGACAATTTACTTAGCAGACTGTCTACATACCGGGGGATTTTTGAGCGGGGCATTCTAGTGCGCGCGCAGGGGAAAATCAATGTGACATGAGCCACGCAGCGGCGGAGGCGAAATCGGATGCTCTCGACGACGGGGCGTGGCACGCGGGTGTGAGGTCGCTCATCTTTCCCCGCACCCCGCGCCCCTTAACCCCCAACTTCCCTACTCGCCTAGCAGAGTGTCGACAGATCCGTCAAAACCGTCGCCCCTCGCCTCCCGAGACCCAATATAAGTTTATGCACTCTTTTTATCCATGGCTGCATAAACGTGTTCCGCGTCACGAGTACTAAACCAGCCACTTCAGCCACACCAACCCCGCCCGTACCATAGGACTTCGGACCCATCACCCCGATCTCCTCCAACCATCTCAACGAAAAGTCCCCCTTAGGCCACCCTAAGAAAATCCTGCATATTTCCTATGCACACCCATGCATAAAACCCTAATATTCCGGCCTTGTCCGCAATCTGAGATTTTCGCCGAATATGTCTACTGCGTCACACTTTTTTACTCACTCAACCCCCTCCTCTCCTCAGTACCTATCTGTTGCTGGTGTGACTCCACACCATCAAACATAACCAACCAACACCAAGTATCTTGAATCCTCGAAGACAGTTACCTGTGTGGCCTGTGTGGCTAAGCCCGACCGCAAAACCCCTCTCCAACCTCATCAAGGGGGTGTCGATGCCTCCCGGGCCCCAAAACCCCGCTACAACTTCTCTGTTTACTATGCGAACCACTTCCTCCTCTTCCCTCGCCCCCTCCTCCCCAGCCCCGCCAGTCACAGCCCGGCCCTCAGCCCTTCCGCGCCCCCGCCGACCGACCCCGACCCCCGGCCCGCGCCGACCCGACCGGGGCGGTGTCGAAAAACCCCTTGACGGCCCCGCCCCAACCCTTATAATCGCGCGCCCGCGTGCGCACACCCGCGCGCAGTAATAAGAAGGAGAGGCAGAGGCGGGAGCGGGTGTCGACAACCCGACTCGTGCTACGCTGGCGTCATGCGGATCACCATCAAGCCGCCGAGCCCGACGCCCGCCGCCCTCCAAGCGGGCGCCCTGCTCACGGTCCGTGTCGAGGCCGCCGACCCCTCCCCTCTTCTCAGCGGGCCCCCGATCATCGCCTACGAGGGCCGCTACGCCCCCGCCAACAACCCCCCGGCCTTCCTCTTCCCCGCCAACGGCCACGAGAAGGAGGGGGTGTCGACCGCCACCAGCGCGGCATCCGATTTCCGCCTCCCCCCTTCGACACCCCTTCAGCCCCATGTCGACATCCCCGCCCACGAGGGCGATCGCGTCACCGCGACCCTCCTGGCGGGCGGCAAGGCGTACACGGCGGCCCTCACGGCCCCGGCCGCCCCCCTCCACCCCGACACGGCCCCCGTCGTGCTCCAGCTAGCCGAGGGCGGCGCCGCCCCGCCCGCCCCTCCAACACCCCAACCGGCGCCCGGGCTCACCATCACCCCCGACGACCCCGACGACCCCGACGTCCTCACCCTCGACCCCGCCCCCGGCAACGACAACATCGTCGTCGTCAACTGAGAAGGACGCCCGCCATGACGACATCGACGAACGAGGACGGCCCCCGACCATGACCACCTACGACGTGTACTCGCGCCAGGGAGCCGACAAGCGCTTCGCCCCCCGCTCCGACGTCAGCGCCCTCACCAGCGCGCAGATCGCCCAGGGGGCCGAGATCGCGGCCGTCAAGGAGCAGGTGCGGGCCCAGCTCGTCCTGTCGAACATGCTGCCCCGCCTTGCGGGGCCCAATACCCCCAGCGCCCTCGTCGTCGGGTTCATCGGCGATTCGTGGTGCACGGCCCGAGCCGGCGGCCCCGAAGGGGCCCCGGAGGAGGCGACCATGCCCCAGATCGCCGCCAAGAGGCTCGGTGTCGCGGCCGCGGTCAGCGGGCAGGGGTCCACGGGATGGGCCCGGACCCCGTCCCCGCAGGGCGACACCGGGTTCTTCAGCGCCCCCGCCCGTGTCGACGCCGTCCTCGACGCCCACCCGTCCCTCCTGGTGGTCGTCGGCTCCGTCAACGACAACTGGGCCATCGACCAGCCCCCGACCCCGGCCGACCCCGCCTCCGGCCCCAGAGCCATCAGCCAGTCCGTCAAGGCCCTTGTCGACCGGGTCCGCGACCGGGCCCCCGCCTTGCCGATCATCGTCGTCGGGCCCCAGCCGACCTCTGAGTACCGCACCTACGCGGGCTCCTCGCACAAGAACGTCCACGCTGTCAAAGACGGCGTGGACCTCGCGGGCGGCCCGGCCAACGGCGTCTGGTTCAGCGACTGGCTGGGTGTCGCGACCAGCCCGGCCACCAGGTGGGACCCGGCCTCATCGCCCAACCGGCACTGGGGGCGGGGCGAGGTCATCTGCTACGACGGGGTGAACTACGAGGTCGTGGCTGACGCCTGGGTCCCGAGCGTGAACCCCGACGCCGCCGACCCCTACCTGGCGTCATTCCTGCCGTCGGCGCCGGTGTCGAGGAGGACGGCGGTCCTGTCGGGGCGGGGGGCCGTCGGCAAGACCCCGGCCAGCGGGACCCGGGCGCTGTGGCTCATGAACGACGAGACGCACGTGAACGTGGGCGGCGCGCAGGCGTTCGGCGTCGAGCTCGCGGACCGGGTCATCGAGGGCGTGCAGGCCCTGCGCGAGTGGATCATCGCCAAGGGGCCCGTCGTCGTCCGCCCGGCTTCGCCGACACCCCCTCCGCCCGGCCCCAACCCTCAGCCCGCCCGGCCCACGGGGGCGCTGGCCGACGTGCGCGACGCGCGCTGGGGCGTGAAGTGGGGGGCGCTGTCGGCCACTGCGCTTCAGGGGGCGCTGTCGCAGCTGCCGGAGGGGCAAGCCGTGAGGGGGTCCGCGGCCCTGCCCGTGCGCATGAGCAAGGACGAGGGCGCGGACAGGTTCGTGACGTCCACGGTGTCGTCCATCACCCCGAAGGGCGGCGGCGCGGCCGTGCGCATCAACCAGTCCACGATCGCCCAGCTCAAGGCCGTCGAGGACGTGAATGGGACGGTGGCCACCCTGGGCGAGGCGCTCGACATACTGGACGCCGCCCCGGCGCGCACGCCGATCATCGTGGAGTGCATGGACACGTCGAACGACATCATCGCGGACTACTGGGTGTACGACCGCAAGATGATGGAGTACCTGCTGGCCCGCTACGGAGCAGCGGCCCCCAAGCGGGTCATCGTCGCCACCAACGGGACGCTGAACGCGGCCAGACAGAAGGCGAAGGCGGATGCGGCGCTGAAGGTGCTGCCCCGCCTGGCGTACAAGCCGTCGGGGCCGTGGACCGCCGAGGACATCGGCGCCCTGAAGGCCGTGGACATGATCGCCTGCCGGTCCAACGACACCTCCAAGCCGGAGGTGCTGGCGGCCATCAAGAACCACCCGGAGAAGCCCGGGCTGTGGTGGGCGGGCATGACGACGGCGGCGCATGTCGATGCCGCCAAGACGGCGTCCAAGGCGGCGGGGTTGGCGATCGAGGGCTGGATCATGGAGGCGAAGGAGGCCGCTCCGGGGGCCCTGTCTACGGCGCTGCCCGTCAGGCCCTGACTGCGCAAGCCGTTTTTACATAAGGACGAGGAAAGAAGGAGAACGACGTGAGCGTTGTCGGGAATGAGGCCGCGGCGAGGATGGCGTACTGGTGCGCCACCGATGAGAAGGGGGGTATCGGCTACGACCAGGACACCCGGGAGGAGATCCGGGACCTGTCTTATGTCAATACGCCGCGGCTGACCGGGGCCGTCGACTCGGACTGCTCCGCCATGGTGGCGGCGGCCTGCAACCTGGGGCTGCGGGCCGCCGGTGTCGTGCCCGCGGACGCGGGGGACGGTGACCCGCGGCTGCTTCCGGCGTCCACGTGGACGGGGTCCATGCGGGCCGAGCTGGAGGCGCGGGGCTGGCGGGAGGTCCACTGGGACGACGCCGCCATGACGCCCGACGGCGGGTTCCGGAAGGGCGACGTGGTCCTGTCGTCGAAGGACGAGGGGGGTGTCGGGCACGTGGCCATGGTCGTCGACGACAACCCGTCCGACCCCGTTCTGGCGGAGGCGTGGATCGACGAGCGCGGGGAGATCACCGGCGGGGCCGTCGGCGACCAGACCGGTTCGGAGACCAGGCTCACCCCTTACAGCTCACACATCTACACCCAGCGCGGCGCGTGGACTTCCTGCCACCGGTACGCGGGCGCGGGCGCAACCCCGCCCGCCGCCTCCTCTTCTTCGTCCGCCCCCTCGGGCGGCAAGCCGGGGCCGCTGCTCGGCGTCGACATCTCCAACTACCAGGCGGGAATGAACATGACCGCCGTCGACCCCGACTTCGTCATCGTCATGGTCACCCAGGACACGGGGCGGTTCGCGTTCACCAACCAGTACCACCAGGCGCAGTTGGACGAGGCCGTATCGCAGGGGCTGCCCGTCGGCGTCTACCACTACGTCGGGGGCGGCGACAACGGCAGCGCCGAGGATGCGCAGGCGGAGGCCGACCGGTTCCTCGACGCCGTGAGGGCCACTGGCCACTTCAACCGGGTCATGTGGTGCATCGACTGGGAGGCCGGCGACAACTCGGCCTGGGGCAACGAGGCGTACCTGGGCATCATCATCGACCGCGTGCAGCGGGCCACCGGCAAGCCCGTCATGCTCTACGCCTCCTCCGGCTCCTACCCGTGGGACCTCGCCCGCTCCTACGGCTGCGGCACGTGGGCCGCCCAGTACGCTGGCGACGCCCCTACGGGGTGGGACAAGAGCCCCTGGTCGGACGGGTCATGGACCGCCCAGATGCACCAGTACACGGGCCACGGCCGTGTGCCCGGCTACGACGACGACCTCGACCTCGACGTCTTCTACGGTTCGACCGACGACTTCAGGGCGTACGCCATCGACTCCTCCTCCACCCCGTCCGCCCCGCGCAGTGCCCCTATGCCCGCGCCCGCCCGCCCCACTGCGCCCGACGGGCAGGACCTCCTCGACGTCGACGGCCAGTGGGGGTCGCGCACCGTCGCCCGTTTCCAACAGGTCATGGGCACCCCCATCGACGGCGTCCTCGACGATGACGGCAGCGCGTGCATCGAAGCCTTCCAGCGGTTCCTCAACGGGGCCGTCGGCGCCGGTCACCTGTCCAACCTGATCGGCGCCCCCGCCCTTGAGGTCGACGGCATCGACGGCGAGCGCACCTGGAAGGCGTTCCAGTTCCTCGTGTGGGCCTGGCACCGCGAGTACGTGCCCGACGGCTGGGAGTGGGACGACTGGATCGACGGCGTCGACGGCCCCAGCACCGTCGCGGCCCTCCAGCGGGCGCTCAACGCCTCCACGGCGGGCACCGGTAGGCTTTGGTAGGGCCCACCCGCCCATCCGCTCACTCAACCCAGGAGGAACCCATGGCCAGCCACAAGGCCATCACCATCACCGCCCCCCAGCGCAAGGCCGTCTACGCCCTCGTGGCGGCCGCCCTCGCCGTCGGGGCCGCCTTCGGATTCTGGACCGCCGACGACGCCCGGCAGTGGGCCGAGGCCGCCGCCCAGGCCGCCGGGGCCCTCGCCAACATCCTGGCCCTGGCGCACGTCTACGACCCGGTCGGCGGCTCCGAGGGCTGACACGAGGACGCCGGGGGTGCATGAACATCCCCGGCGTCTGCATAAGTATACGAACGGGGAGGAGCCATGACCGCATACGAGGTCTACTCGCGGGGCGGAGCCGACAGGAGGTTCGCCCTCCGCACCGAGACCGACGCCATCCGCGGGCTCCTGCCCGCCCTCACCGGGACCGGCACCGTCCTGACCCTGCGCACCGGCGAGCACGCCCCCGCGTCAACGCGCTCCGGGACCATGGTGCTGCGGGAGAAGGCGGCCCTCGAAGGCGGTGTCGTCGTGCGCTCCTCGGCCCTGGGGCGAGCCCAGGCGGGTGTCGGAGACCCTCTCACCGCCGCAGCCGAGCCCGGGGACCTGGCCGTGCTCATCATGGCCGCCCAGCTCCAGGCCGACCCGACGCCCTCACCCGTGCCCGAGGGCTGGACGGGGACCTGGCAGAACGCGATCCCCGGCACCAACCGCTCCGGGTACGTGGCCACGCGGAAGGTGACCTCGCCCGTGGACACCCGCGGCGTGGAATGGTGGGTCAAGACGAAGGCGTGGACCGCCAGGCAGAGGGCCGTGCTCGTCATCCTCGCCGGTGTCGACGCCGACAAGGCTGTTGCAGGGGCGTGGTCCGCGGCCCTGGGCGCGGCCCCGGCGGGCGCGACGGCCCGGCTGCTCGCCTCGGCGGCCCACGGCACCAAGGACAACAAGATGGCGGCCTGGACCCTTGAGGGTGGGGCCGTGGTGACGGACGGGCTGGCGGACGTGTCGACGACGGAATCCTGGTCTGCGGTGCGCGCGGTTCTGGGGGCGGCTGCGACGGCCCCGGACGGCGCCGGGGTGAACCCCCCGGCCGCCTGGGCGCAGGTGGGCCTGGTGGCGAAGGCCGGCGGCGGGGCGGGCGAGAACCTCGACGGGGCGACGGTGCCCCTGTGGTTCGGCGGCGAGGCCACCCGGGCGGGGGTGTCGATCATGCCCTACGGGGCCCGGTCCGCCTCGGCGCTGAAGGAGCGAAAGGGGATCGTCGTCGGGCATCGGGGCATGAGCGAAGCCGGGGATGTCGTGGAGCACACCATGGCCGCCTACACGCGGGCGGTGGAGTGCGGTGTCGACGCCCTGGAGATCTCCTGCCACCGGACCTCCGACGGGGTGTGGCTGGCCTCGCACGACTCCACGCTGAAGCGTCTGGGAGGCCCCTCCACGCCCATTCGGGACATGACCTGGACCCAGGTGCAGGCGGCCTTCGCCGGGCGCCCGGAGGCTACGCCGGTGACCCTGAAGGATTACCTGGCGGCGTACGGGGGCACGCACGTGACGATCTTCGACCCCAAGACGGATATGGCCCGGTCGGACGAGTACCTGGCCCTGCTGAAGGACTACAAGGACCGTGTCGTCGTCAAGGCGTTCGCCGACGCCGGGTGGCTGTTCGCCAAGGTCAAGCAGGCCGGGTGGGCGACGTGGGGCTACGCCTACGCCCGCAACCGGGGCCAGAACTGGTACCCGGACTTCGTCCAGGGCACGAACCTGGACTTCCTGTCGATGGGGTGGGATGCGTCGGATGACGTATGGTCCCCGCTGGTGGCCACCGGCAAGCCGGTCATCGCCCACATCCCCGCTTCGGTGGCCCAGGCGGCGGAGGGGACCCGCAAGGGGGCGGCCGGGTGCATCACGTCGCGCGCCGACCTCGTGGCAGGGCTGAAGGTGTAGTACCCTGTTCGGGCGGGCTTCTCATCTCTCTTCCCCCGCACGCCCCCGGTGTCGACCGTCTACGGCACCGGGGGCATCCGCTTGCAGAGAATAGAGCGGCATAGTATACTGAGACCGAGGCCCGGGACGGAACGGGTCCGGAAGAGAGGAAGACGCAACATGAGCAAGAGAGACGAGAAGCGCGATGAGATTCTCGCCAAGGCCAGGGAGCGCAGGTCGCAGATCGCCCACGGGGAGGTCTCGGAGAACACCCTGCGTCGCCAGGACCAGGTTCGACGAGTCAAGAGCCTCCTGCGCGAGTTCATCCTCGACCACGGGATCTCGGTCAGGGAGTCGGGCAGGGTCCTGGGGTACGAGTCCGTGGGCCGCCTGCCCCGCCACCTCAGCCGCGGCATGATCGACCTTGAGGACCTTCTGGCCCTGACCGAGTACTTCGAGGACCTCGACGTCACCGCCATCCTGCGCGACGTCCTCACCGGCGCCGATGAGCACCCCGACGAGGCGCAGGCCCGCCGGGAGGGGACGATCACCCCCGACGGCGAGCGGGTTGCGATCGAGGCCCCTGCGCCTAGCGCACCCTCCGTCCCCTCGCCGCAGGAGGACGAGGAGATCGTGGTCATCCAGCCCGACGCCATCGCCCCGCCGCCCGAGGAGGACGAGCCCTCGCTCGACACCGACGAGGGGTTGCAGGCCTGGGCCAACCGGTTCGGGTTCGCGATGTGACGGCTTGACAGACGCCCGACGGGGTGAGAGCATCTCCCCGGGAGACGGCATACACCCCAGCCCCCGGCACCAGCGGACGGTGCCGGGGGTTGCCCTATACTCGGGGCATGGGATGGGACATCAACGAGGTTCGGGTCGACACGCTGCTACCGGACGACCCCCGGCTTCATATCGGCACCATCACGGCCGACAAGGTCAGCGCGGGAAGTTTCGATCTGGGCGCGTATCTCACCGAGGAGCAGATCGCGTACCTTCGCCGCGCCGTCATGAAGGGCTCCTCCTGATGCTCGCCGCCGTCGCGCTCCTGGCGCTGCTCACAGGATTCACCCTCGGCCTCATCGCCGGGGTTCACTGGAAGGGGAAGGTGGACGATGAAAGGCTTAGTGGATTCCTCACCGAGCTCGAAGCCACGGCGGACCGGGTCGCAGTCCAGGCCCGCGAAGACGCCATCGAACGAGCGGCCCGCTATTAGGCGCGTCGTCGACGCACCGCCCCCCACCGAGGGCGTCGTGGCCCGCAGGAGCGTGACCGAGGGGCAGGTAGACGAGACCAAGCGGAACCTCGTCATCAACGCCCTCCTCAAGGGCGGCACCCGCGGCGACGTCGCCCACCAGGCGGGGCTGAGCGAAGCCCAGGTCTTCCGAATCGAGGAGGAGTACTACACCGGGCAGGCCATGCTCTCCGAGCACGCACGCCTCATGAAGCAGATGGCCCGCCTCGACCGGGTGCTGGGCATGCTCGACGCCCGCGTGCAGTCCGCGCTCCTGGCCAATCCGGAGGGCGACCCCAAGTACTTCGACTCGATCCTCAAGGCCATCGACCAGACCAGCGAGCTGATGGGACTGAAGAAGACCAGGATCCAGACCGAGGTGCGGGTCATCGAGACGAAGCAGGTGGAGGTCATCGTGTCGTTCACCCGCTCCGTCGTCGAGGCCATGGAGGCGAGGCTTCGGCCCATGCTCACGATGGCCGGGCGCGAGGAGCTGGAGGCCAACCGGGAGACCTGGCTGGCGCAGGCCACGCAGGCCAGTGCGCAGATCCTTGAGGCGACCGCGCCGATGGAGCTCTGAGATGCCTGTCATCGACTTCAACGCTGTTGCTGCTCAGTTCCAGGAGGGCGCCCGGGCGGAGCGTCTGGCCCGGGACCCGGTGGCCTGGGTGGAGGAGCGCCTGGGGGAGCACGTGTGGTCCAAGCAGCGCGAGGCATTGGCGTCCGTTATAAACAACAAGCGAACGATGGTTGCCTCTTGTCACGGGAGCGGCAAAACGTGGCTTGCATCACGTTTGATCGGGTGGTGGCTCGACACCAAGGATACAGCACCCACAGAAACCCGCATCATTACTACCGCCCCCTCCTGGAACCAGGTAGCCAACGTCATGTGGGGCTACGTCGACGAAGTCCGCCAGAAGGCCGGCATGCCCGGCAACATCACCGCCAAGGCGTCCTGGACCTTCCCCGGCTACAAGACCCCCACCGCCTTCGGCCGCAAGCCCTCCGACTACGACGAATCCACCTTCCAGGGCATCCACGCCACCAACGTGCTCGTCGTCGTCGACGAGGCCGGGGGCGTGCCCGAGTCGATCTTCACCTCCGTCGAAGCCATTACCACTAACGCCAACGCCCGCATCCTCGCCATCGCCAACCCCGACGACCCGAACTCCTACATGGCCAAGGTCTGGCGCGAGGAGTCCAAGAAGGCCCCCGAAGACCGCAGATGGAACCTCATCACCATCTCCGCCTTCGACACCCCCAACTTCACCGGCGAGGACGTGCCCGAACGCGCCCGCACCAACCTCCTCCAGAAGGAGTGGGTCGAGGACGCCCGCGTGCGCTGGGGAGAAACAGACCCCCGCTGGCAGGCCAAGGTCCTCGCACAGTTCCCCGACGTCGGCGAGGACGGCCTGTTCAACCTCGGAAGAGTACTCGTGTCGATGAATGAGTATGCGGACTTCGAGGAGCATGACGACCGGACGGTCCTCGGCGTCGACGTCGGCCTGTCCATCACCGGCGACTACTCCGTCATCGCCCTCAACCGAGGCGGGCGCGTGTCGATCCTCGACAAGGTCAAGGGCTACGACGGCAACAAGCTCGCCAGACTCATCGGACAGCGGGTCAAGGAACTGGGCGGTGTCGACGAGATCCGCATCGACGCCGTCGGCGTGGGCCGGGGCGTGCAGGCCGTCCTCGACAACCACCTGCCCGAAGGCACCCTCGTGCGCTGGATCGTCGGCAACGCAGCCTCGCCCAACAAGCTCAAGTGGTACAACTTCCGGGCCGCCATGTACGACTCCGTCTCCGAGCTCATCAACGAGGGCGCCCTGGCCATCCCCCCGGAGGACACCTCCGACGAGCGCACGCGGGGCCTGTACGACGAGTTCCGCACCATCAAGTACGAGTACCGGGGCACAGCCCTGCTGATCGAATCCAAGGACTCGCTCAAGAGACGTGGTGAATCCTCGCCCGACACCATCGACGCCATCTGCTACGCCTCCATGCCCGCCGAGGTCATCGACGGCGGTGGCAAGGACCCGATCCTCGAACTCACCCTGGACACGGCCACAGGGCCCCGTGTCGACGAGAGCCTGATCATCGACGAGTGGGGCAACGAGGCCTGGTCCTTCGCCCCGGCGTGACGAGATAGTATTACTGGGCAACAAACAAGGCGGGCGGGAAGAAGGAGGGGCCGTGGGCGTCATCCGGTGGCTGGAGCGGTTCGGGACCGACGGCCGTATTGAAGCGGCCATGGAGTCCGCCACACGGGCGTTCTCCGACACGGCCGACGCCCTGACCCGGGCGTCCTTCATGAAGGAGGACGTCGGCTGGTATGACCCCTCCGGACGCGCATCCGACCTCGTGCCCCTGAGCGTCATCAAGGAGCACTCCATCCGCTCGCGGCGCCTGGCCACCTACAACACCATCGTCAAGCGCGGCATCAACATACGCAACGCCTACATGTGGACCGACGTGCCCGAACCCCGCAAGATCGCCAAGCGGGCCAAGGAGAGGCTCGACGCCGTCCTCCTCGGACGGGAGGCCAGGGTCCGCGACGAAGCCGCCTTCAACACCGACGGCATGGTCATCTACCGGGTGTCGCCCGGCGGGAACGTGGCCCCCGTGCCCATCACCCGCGTGCAGGGCATCGCCCGGGCCGAGGACGCTCTCGAAGAGGCCGACATCCACGCCCTGCTCATCACCCCGGTTCCCCTGGAGAACCCCTCGCGGGCCACCCTCCCCGACCCCGAATGGGTCATCCTCGACGGCAAGCCCCGCGTCGATGTCGTCGACCAGGGCGGCTACAAGACCAACAAGACCGATGTGCTCGTTGTGGCTTGCGTCAACCGCCTCGCCGGAGAGCAGTGGGGCAAGCCCGACCTCATGGGCGCCGTGTACTGGGCCCAGGCCTACAAGGAGTACCTGGAGGCGGGCCACGTCCTGGCCAAGGCGCTCGCCCGCGTCGCCTTCAAGGTCAAGTCCACCACCACCGCCCAGCAGCAGGCGGTCATCGACAAGATGTCCACCCTCCAGGGCACGGGGGCCACCGCGTCGCTCGGCGCCGACCAGGACCTCCTGGCCGTGTCGAAGGCCGGGGCAGGGATCGAGTTCTCCGCCGGGACGCCCCTGGCCGCCATGGTCGCTGCCGCCCTCGACGTGCCCCTGTCTGTTCTGCTCACCGACGGCTCCGCCGGAGGACGCCAGGGCGCCGAGACCGCCCTGGAGGAGCCCACCTTCAAGGCCCTGGAGCTTCGGCGTCAGGTGCACAAGGACCTCGTTCGGAGAGTCCTGCGGGCCGCCGGGTTCAAGACCGAGGTGGACCTGGCGCCCCTGTCCAACGACCTCATCCAGCGCTGGGGCCAGGTCGTCACGCTCGGCCTCCAGAACGGCATCCTGCACCGCGTCGAGGCCCGCGAGCTTTTCCTGCGCCGCTTCGCCCCCGTGAACGCCAAGCCGGTGTCGTCCCTGCCCGATTGGGAGGACCTGTCGGCTCCGCAGCCGCAGCAGTTCAACGACGAGGAGGACCAGGGCAAGGACGACGGCAACACGGGGGTCGGGCCCCTTTCCGACGGGACGAACTCCTCGCGCGACGGCGAGGGCAAGACGACCAACGCCTGATGCACCGCGCTGTATATTAGTTCACCGGGAGGACAAACATGACGCGAACCTACTTCCGCATCAACCAGGGCAGCGCCCTGCTGGAGGCCAAGAAGCCGGGCGAGAAGGACGACGGCGCCGGACGGTACCGCATCCGCATCATCGCGCCCGGACGCGGATCCACCGGCATGTACACCGCCCCCAACCTCGCCGAATCCGCGCCGCTATTCGTGCCCGGTACCCACATGTTCTTCGACCACCAGACGATGACCGAGGACTGGGAGCGTCCAGAGAGATCCGTGCGCGACCTCGCCGGCGTCTTCGAATCCGGGGCCGAGATCATGCCCGACGGGTCACTGGAGGCCGACATCAAGGTCTACCCCTCCGTGAACGGGATCATCCGCGAACGGTGGGCCGACATCGGGGTGTCGATCAACGGCTGGTCCGTCGACGAGATAGGGCCCGACGGTGTCGTGCCGGTCCTGGCCGGGATCCAGTCCGTCGACTTCGTCACCAGGGCCGGAGCCAAGGGCGCCGTCCTGGAGGTACTCGAATCCGACGGCCGCTGGCGCGTCAAGAACCCCCCCACCCCGTCCAACCCCACCAACACCAATGCTCAGGAGGAACAGGCCGTGAAGCCGGAGGATATCTGCAAGGCGGTGTCGGAGGCTCTTGCGGCCGCCATGCCCGCCGCCATCAAGGAGGCCGCCGCCATGCTTGCGGCGGACCAGGAGAAGAAGGCCGTCGAGGCTGAGAAGAAGGCGCCCGCCGTCGACCCCTACGAGGCCGCCGCCAAGGTCGCCGAGGCCGAGGACCTGCCCAAGGAGGCCCGCGCCCGCGTCATGGAGGCCGTCAAGCGCGGCGCCGGTGTCGACGACGCCATCGAGGCCGAGCGCGCCTACATCAAGGCCATCGCCCCCGCGCCCGTCGTCCGCGAGGACGGTGCCGCGAAGGCGGGCGGCGACGACGTCCAGGTCACCTCCTGGGCCAAGTGAGCGAAGGAGGACGCGCACCATGATCGGAATCAACGAGTTCGGCGCCAAGAAGATCTCCGACATCCAGGTCTTCGAGTACGCCGACACCCTCTCCCTGCCCGTCAGCAAGACCGACTACAGCCACGCCCACATCGGCGACGTCGTCAAGGTCGGCAGCATCGTCGGCCTCCTCGTCACCGAGATCGCCGCCACCCCCGAGGAGATCAAGAAGGCCGTCAAGGCCGTCGAGGACGCCGGCGGCACCTACATCCCCGCCACCAAGCCCACCGGCGGCTTCAACGCCCCCGGCTACGCTTCCGTGCGCATCAGGGGCGGCGTGTTCAAGATGAGCGTCAAGCACTCCGGCGCCGTCAAGGTCGGCTCCCCCGTCTACGCCGAGAAGCTCACCGACGGCCGCCACGCCATCACCACGACCAAGGCGGCCGACGGCTTCCAGGTCGGATACCTGTACAACGCCCTGCCCGCGCAGGGGGCGGAGCACGTCGTGCCCGTCGTCTTCGACCCCACCGCCCGCTGACCGGCGGACTGGGAAAGGAGTAACCCATGATTCAGGGCAGGATCTGCGAGAACCGCAACGAGTTCGCCCACCACCTCGACCTCGCCCTCAAGGGCGTGCCCTCCTCGCAGGGCGTCGTCAAGGAGACCGTCATGATGACCCTCGGCCTGGCGCCCAGGGTCACCGAGGCCGTCACCTCCGACATGGTCGCCGGGTGGTTCACCTCAGTCGCCCAGGGCGCCTTCGAGAGCCAGTACGCCGAGCAGACCACCACGTGGGAGAAGTTCGCCTCCACCGAGGCGCTGCCCTCCTTCCGCCCCACGCAGCTCTACGAGCTCGACCACGACATCGACGCCACGCTCCTGCGCGACAACGGCGGCGAGGTCGTCGTGCCCCAGACGATGCCGCGCATCCCCGAGCTCACCCCCTACCCGACCTTCGGATACCGGGCCTCCGGTCGCTGGGTGGAGGTGCACAAGGAGGGTGTGCGCCTCCAGATGTCCTGGGAGGCGTTCATCAACGACAACTGGAACATCATCGGCCGCTTCCCCAAGGACGCCGCGTTCCTGGCCTCGCGCACCGTCGACGCCGCCGTCTACGGCGCGCTTTTCTCTCTGGACGCCGCCGCGCCCGGCTTCAACACGAACATCATCGCCGACGCCAACGCCACGGTCCTCCAGGCCCGCACCGCCGACGGCGCCTACGTGCTGCGCGACGTGCCGAAGAACAGCCCGCTGACCTTCGAGGCCCTGTGCGCCGCCATCTGGCAGGTGCGTCACACCAAGGTCAACGGCCGGTACATCCAGGTTCCGAAGTTCGTCTTGCTCGTGCCCCCGACTCTCAAGCCGATGGCCGACATGGTCACCTCCATGACGTCCATCGAGCACAAGGAGAAGGACGCGGCCGGGGCGACGTCGAACAAGACGATCCTGTCGACCACGCCGACGGCGGGCGTGGAGGTCGTCGAGTCCGACATGGTCGGCCTGCTCGGCGGGCCCACCCAGGGCGACACCAACTGGATCCTGGCCCCGGCCGGGGGTCGTACCGCCTCGCGGCGCACCATTCTGCGCACCACGCTGATGGGCATGGAGGGCGTCGAGCTGCGGGCGGCGGCCAACCAGGGCACTTCTCTGGGCGGTGGGGCGCTGAGTGCCACCGCTGGTTCGTTCGACAACGACGACATCCAGTTCCGCGCCCGCATGGTCACCGGCGGCGCCGTCCTGCACACGGACGGCATCGTCGCCTCGACCGGGCAGGGCCACTGATAGACGCCCCGCCCCCGGGTTGCAGGCAGAGGCCCGGGGGCGGGGTTCTCCATAAGGAGGAAAAGATGCCTGTGGCGTTCAACACAAATGTGGGTAGGGTAAGGCTTCTTATCCCCGACATCGAGGAGCGCTCCGATCCCCGCGACCTGCGCCAGCCCCCCTCACTCCTGTTTACCGACGAACAGATCCAGGCCTTCCTCGACATCAACAGCGGCAACATCAAGCGCGCCGCCGCCGACGCCGTCCGCGTCATCGCCACCACGCAGTCCCTCCTGCTCAAGGTTCTGTCCACCGACGACAAGTCCACCGACGGGGCCAAGCTCGGCGCCGAACTGCGCGCCCAGTCCAAGCGACTCACGGACGAGGCCGACTCCGACGACAAGCGCGACATCGGCTTCGACATCGCCGAATGGACCCCACAGCCCCGGGATTACGCATGGCACTGAGCTCACTCGCCTTTAAGGACCCCCGCTTCGACTCCGCCGCCTACGACTTCCTGTCGCTGCTGTGCAACAGCCTCGTCGCCATTTACCCCCCGGCCGTCGGCAACGGCGAAGGCGAGGAGGACACCTGGGTGCCCGGGACCGGCGTCGTCAAGAAGAAGGTCGACCCCATCTGGCGCGGCTGGGCCGCCATCACCCCCAACAAGGACTGGCGCGCCCGCAACCGTCGGCAGTCCTACGAGGACACCGCCACCCACGCCTACCGCGTCCAGCTGTGGCACATCGACAAGAACCACCTCGTTCCGGAGGCGGAATGGGGGGACCAGACCAAGCGGATCCGGCTCGACTTCAACCAGCGCCTCCGTGTCGAAAGGCACGACACCGACCCCCAGTTGGAGGGCATGGCCATGGTCATCCGCAACCCCGTCACCGACTCCGACTGGTGGCAGCCCACCCTCCTGTGCGACGTGTCCGTCAACGACCTGCGGGGTGAGGGCTGGTGAGCAGCACCAACGAGGGCAACCTCGTCACCATCAGGCAGACCGGCGTCAAGGACATCCGCCGGGCCCTGCGCGGCCTGGAGGAGCGCGCCCTGGAGCGGGCTCTCGCCGAGGTCCGCCGGGCCGTCGACCAGGCCGCCGCCCAGGGTGTCGAGACCATCAAGTACGTCATCGACACCTCCGGCGCCGGAATGCCCTACAAGCACGACAAGACCACGGACGCCCGCGTGCACACCGGCGCCATGCGCGAATCCGTCGGCGTGCGCTGGGAGCGTGACGACAGCAACGGGGTCACCGTGTTCATCGGCTTCATCAACACCCCCTCCTACACCGTCTTCCAGGAGGAGGGCACCCACAAGCTCCGCGCCATGCAGGCCCTCGCCAAGGCCCGCGCCATGGCCGAGGACGACCTCGACAGCATCGCACTCACCCACGGGGTGCTGAAGTGAACATCTACGAAGTCGACCAGGCGCTCATGGCCCACCTGAAAGGCATCCCCGGTCTGGAGGTCGTCGAGGACGCCGTGCCCGGCGGGGCGGAGGGAAGGAGCGTCTACGCCGTCTTCTTCGGCGGCGACCTCACCCCCCGGGCCAAGGCGGTGTCGATGGCCTCGCCCCGCTATTCCGCCATGATGCACACCTTCGCCGTCCTCGTCGCCGCCCGCACCGCCTCCGTGCGCAACGCAGTGCGCGAAGAGGTTCGCTCGCGGCTCGTGGGCTGGAGCGCCCCCGGTGTCGGACAGGTTCGCGAAACCGGGCAGCTCAACTCCTACGGCGACACCGACGCCACCATCCAACCGCTCAAATATGCTTGCTACATGACGTTCCAGACCATGATCAGCGAGGCCGTCTGATGCCCCGCTACCAGACCCCCGAAGGGATCGTCGTGGAAAAGGACGAAGGCTACGCGCAGACGCTGCCCTCTCTGTTCGAGCCCGTGCCACCCGACACCCCCCTGTCGCCACGAGAGTGCTGCGGGGGGACCGGGTGGATCGTGAACGGCCGGGTGGTCCATCCCGGCGACCCTGTCAACTCCAAGGAGGAGAACACACATGGCAGCTAGCGCCGGAACCAAGATGATGCCCGGCAACATCACCGTCTGGTGGGTGCCCATCGAGAAGGCCGCCAGCCCGACCGAGGTCCTCAAGGCCGCCACCCTGAAGGACCCCGCCGTCATCAACCTCTCGTGCGCCATCGTCACCGGCTTCACCCTCAACGCCACCGACTCCGAGACGGACTCCACGGCGTCGATCTGCGACACCGCGGGCGTGTCGACCCCGACCCGCGACGCCTACGAGGCCAACCTGACGTTCTTCCGTCAGGACCTGGCCGCCTCCGATGCCGCCACCTCGGTGTTCACCAAGGCCTACGAGGCGTTCAAGAAGGGCGGCGCCAAGGCCAACAAGCGCGGCTGGCTCGTCAAGCGGGTCGGCTACCCGGTCGACACCGAGCCCGCCAAGGACCAGGAGGTCTCCATCTTCCTGGTCATGCCCGACAACCCGCAGGACGTGTCCTCGGACGCCACCACGCCCATCCAGTTCACCGTGCCCTTCCTGCCGCAGGGCACCATGATCCTCAACGAGAAGCTCACCGAGTGATCGTTCGACGGCTACACTTAACCCGGGTTCGCGAGAGCTCGGGTTTCGTGTTCAACGGGAAGAAGGGTCCACTGCCATGGCCGAGGAGAAGAAGAACGAGGACGAGGGCTTCGACCTCGAAGCCGCCCTCGACGGGGTGCGCCAGGCCACCAAGACCGTCAAGATCTACCTCGACGCCACCGCCGCCGACGAGGCGTTCCGGCTCAACGGCGCCCTCCTGGAGGCCCGCGCCGACGCCAAGGACGGTGTCGAGCAGGTCCTGTCGATCGCCGAGGAGGCCCCCACCGTCCGCCTGGAGCGCGAGCTCAAGGAGGCCATCGCCGCCCTCGACGCCCGCGCCATGACCTTCCACCTGCGGGCGCTGGCGTCCAAGGAGATGGACGTCATCCGCAATGTCGTCGTCAACAAGGTCAAGGCTCCGAGGGGCCAGAACGAGGAGGCCGCCAATGAGTTCCGCCGGGAGCGACAGGGCGTGCTCAATGAGTACTTCCTGTCGCACTCCGTCACCGCCGTCGAGTACCGCGGCAAGAAGCGCAAGGGGCTCAGCCTCGACGACGCCCGCAGGCTGCACGAGACCCTGCCCGCCACCGAGTGGGACCGCCTCACCGAAACCTTCCTGGAGGCCCAGGCCGCCCTCGACGCCATGCGGCAGGTGATGGCCGACCCCACGTTTCGTTGGGCCGTGTCTGACGACGCCGGGTAACCAGCGCTTCCTGCTGGCGATCTCCACCGCCGTCGACAACCACCTGCCCCCCACCCTTTATCTCGGCGGCTGGGGCGCGTACGGGCGCACCGTGCCCCGGTGGGATGAGATAGCCGGCGGCTTTGTGCCCGAGTACCTGCCCCAGGATTACCGCACTCCGCTCGATATCGCCCTTGAGCTCGGCTACGCCTTCTACAAGCAGTCCATGTGTCAGCGCTGCGGGGTGCCCGCCTGGTACGGCCGCTCCACGGACGGGCGCATCGACTTCGAAACTGAGGACATGGTCTGCTACGCCTGCCAGCACCTGGAGCAGGAGGAGAACCAGGAGGGCAAGAAGGGCGGCCGTAAGCCCGGCGTCACCAAGATCGTGCGCCCAGTGGGGCTGAAGTACGAGGCGATCGGACGCCAGGACCCCCTGCCGCCGCCGTGGGAGGCGATGCGGGGCTTGTAGAATGTTTCGCGGGTGAACGAACTGATCTAAGGAGCAGCCATGGCCGGTGTCGACGACCTCGGATTCAAGATCAGCGTCGACGCCTCCGGCGCCACCAAGGGCGCCAACGAGTTCACGGCCGCCGCCGGGCGCATCGCCGAAGCCACCCGCGCCATGGCCCGGGCCACCCAGGGTGCCAAGGCCGCCGTCCTCCAGAACGCCGTCTCCGGGCGCGGTGGTGCGGAGTACCGCACCATGATGAAGCAGATCGAGGCCTACAAGGGCCTCATCAAGGTTACCCGCGAACTGGCCGCCGCCCGCAAGGAGCTCGACGGCGTCGACTTCTCCAAGACCGCCCAGAACATCTCCGAGGCCGTCAAGGCCATGGCCAAGGCCACCAGGACCACCGACTACATCGGCAGCCCCCAGCTGGACAAGGTCAAGTCGCAGATCGACTTGTACGCGCGCCTGGCCAACGTGTCCCGGGACCTCGCCCGTGCCAACAAGGAGCTCCAGTCCTCCCTGGCCAAGACCAACCAGACCATGGCCGCCGCCAAGGCGCCCCAGGGGACCGCCGCCACGGACCGCGAGCGCCAGGCCGCCATCGACCGGTACCAGGACAGGGCGCGCGTCGCCAAGTTCGACCAGCTCTCCCCCTCCGCCACCGGGTCGGACGTCACCCGGGCCGTGCGCGAGGAGAGCGAGGCCTACAAGGAGCTCGTCGACGCCATCGGCAAGGCGGCCGCCGCCGAGGAGAAGCGGGCCATCAGCGCCGGGATCAGCCGGGACATCGCCGACCTCAAGAAGCGCGAGGCCGACGAGACCAGGCGCCTGGCCGAAGCCGAACGGGACGCCGCCGAGATCTCCGGACGGTCGCAGGCCTTCCGGGCCACCCAGATCGCCGACATCAACTCCGCCATCGACGCCAACAACAGGTACATCGGGGCCCTCGAATCCACCCGCTTCGCCGCCCAGGACCTTCGCAACTACCTGACGCTGCTCGCCGCTGGGTTCACCTCCCTGTCCGTCGCCTCCGTCTCTGCTGCTGCAAGTCAGGAAAGGGCATTCGCCGACGTCGCCCGCACCACTCAGATGTCCGCCCAGTCCGCCGAGATGCGGACCCTGTCGAACACCTACCGGGACCTGTCCACGCAGATCTCCACCACCTACGAGGACCTGTCGTCCATCGGCTCGCTCGGCGCCCAGATGGGCATCAGCGCCGACAAGCTCGGAGACTTCACCCACGCCGTCGCCGGATTCACCACCATCACCGGCACCAACATCGACAGCGCCACCGAAGCGTTCGGCCGCTTCTTCGAGATGGTGGACAACGCCGGTGTCGAAGCCGACCACAGCGGTCAGAGGTACATGAACTTCGCCTCGCAGGTCGCCGAGCTCGGAGCCAAGTCCGTGGCCACCGAGTCCGAGATCCTCACCATGGCCAACTCGATCGCCGCCTCCGCCGCGAGCGCCGGGATCGGCCAGGACGCCATCCTCGCCTACGCCACCGCCCTGTCCAGCCTCGGCATCAAGCAGGAGTGGGCGCGCGGCTCCCTCCAGCGCATCTTCGGGTCCATCAACGACGCCGTCGCCGAAGCCGGTGAGGGCATGAACAAGTTCGCCACCGTCCTCGGAATGACCACCGAGGAGGCGGAGAACCTGTGGCGCACCGACCCCTCCACGTTCTTCAACAACCTGCTCACCTCCCTCAACAACGTCACCGACTCCGTTGAGCGCTGGACCGTCATCAAGAACCTCGGGTTCAAGAACACCCGCGACATCCAGCTGCTCCAGCGGCTCAGCCTCAACATCGACCTCGTCAACGAGTCCTTCCGCAACTCCGCCGACGCCGCCCGCAACACCGAGTTCCTCGACAGCAGCCTGGAGACCCTCAACGCCACCCTCACCGAAACCATCCAGCGCTGGAAGAACTCCCTGGCCAACCTGGGCGCCTCTCTCGGCGGCCCCTTCCTCGGCGTCGTCAAGAAGATCCTCGACGGCCTCATCGTCATCCAGGACGCCCTGTCGCACATAGGCGACAACGCCTTCGGGCGCGTCTTCCTGGCCGCCTCCTCCGGCCTGGTCATCTTCGGCTCGCTCGTCGCCATCTCCAAGGTCCTCCAGGCCCTCGTCCTCAACGTCGCCGCCTCCTACGTATCGATGAGGACGAACATGGTGCAGGCGGGCCTGTCGGGGCAGATGACCTGGTCGAACATCTACAAGCTCATCAAGCAGGCCAACACCGCCCTGTACGAGAACATCGGCCTGATGAAGACGCGCACCGCCCTGGAGCGCTCCGACCAGGCCGCCACCTCGCTCGGCGGCCTTGCCGCCGCGGGCGCGGCCGCGAAGAAGAACGCCGACGCCGCCAAGGACGCCGCCAGGGGCATCGCGGAAGTCGGGACGGCCGCCGCCTCCAGCGCCGTGCAGACCGGCCTGCTCGCCAAGGCCATGGGCGGCCTCAAGGGCGTCATGAGCGGGATCGCATCCATCGGCCCCATGGGGTGGATCGGCATCGCCGCCACCGCCATCCCCGTCGCCATCCAGCTCTACGACGAGTGGGCCAACTCCGCCAAGCGCGCCGCCGAGGCCGCCCAGCAGGCCCGTGTCGAGAACCTCCAGGCCCTGGGCGGGGGCGAGGCCCTCACCAAGGCGCTCATCCAGGACGCCAAGGAGGCCGCCGACGGAACCCAGCAAACCTTCGGCGCCCTCGAACTGGCCGTCGACGGGTCCGCCGCCTCCACCAAGGACAGCGCCGACGCCCTCTACTACTGGATCGACGCCTCGGGCAACCTCGTCCAGGCCACCAAGGACCAGGCCGCCGCCATGGGCTACTCCACCCTGGCGATCGGCGACCACACCGCCGCCCTCATCAAGGACGCCATCGCCTCCTCCGACGCCTTCAAGTCCCTGTCGGCCAACGACTTCAAGACGCTCACCGACCAGGGCTTCGACTGGAAGGAGTGGTCGCGCCAGTACGCCACCGGTGGGCAGGACGCCGCCAACTCCTACATCGACGGGTTCATCAAGCAGCTCAAGGACAGGAAGGACGAGATCTACAAGGCCAACACGTACGAGTCGCGCGTCTACTCCGGCACCTATGACAACGTCGGCACACCCATCCGCAAGTACTACGACACCCAGGCCGGGAAGGAGGCCGAGCAGAACGTCCAGGACCTGAACAACCAGATCACAGCCCTGGAGAACCTGCGCACCAAGCTCGGCGACGTGTCCGGGGCCGCCTCCGACGCCGTGTCGTCCCAGACCGCCCTCGACCAGGTCGTCCAGGGCCTGACCGGCTCGACCGACGACGCCTCCGACGCCACGGGAAGCCTGGCCGACGCCACCGCCGACGCCGCCGAGGACGCCAAGACTGCGGGGCAGGCGTGGGACGAGTACCTCCAGTCCCTCGACGCCATCGTCGACGCCGCCTTCCAGTTCACCAACGCCGAGGCGAACATGTACTCCGCCCTCGACGACCTCAGCCAGAGCCTGTACGACAACGGCAACTCCTTCGAGACGTTCACCGAGGCCGGGCGGTCCAACCTGGAGGCCCTCCAGAACTACCTGAAGGCCACCGCCCAGTACGCCGGGCGCATGGCCGAGGAGATGGGCATGAGCGGCGTCGAGGCGCAGGAGTACATCGCCTCCTACGTGCAGGCCGCCATTCAGGACCTCAAGGACCAGGGCATCGACACCACGTGGGTCGAGGCGCAGATGTCGAACGTCGTCTCCTCCCTCGACCAGACCATCTCCGGGCCCACCGTCGACATGAGCGCCCTGAATGCAGGCCTTCAGGACGCGGTCACCAACGCCAGCAACGCCGCCGCCCTCATCCAGCAGATCCTCGCGGGTGTCGGCATCCGCACCTCGTCGCGGCCCGGGGGCGGGCTGAACACCGGCGGGAAGCGGCTCAACAAGAACGTTCTCGGGTCGAAGGGCGGCCTGACCACCAAGCAGATCACCGCGGGGATGGGCATCGGGGCGATGGGGTTCACCGGGGGCGGCGGCTCGGTCCGCGGCCTGGCGAACACCATGTTCCAGGGCAACAAGCAGCGCTACCAGTTCACCCCTAAGACCTCCTCCTCGGGCCACGGAGGCGGCGGTGGCGGTGGCGGCCACCGCGGGGGCGGCGGCGGCGGAGGGGGCCGCGACTACACGCCCCGGTCCTCCTCGTCGCGCACCAGGAAGGAGAAGACCCCGGAGGAGATCTTCGAGGACTTCCTCTCCCGCCTGGACAAGGCCATGAACCAGGCTTTGAACAAGTTCTGGCAGAACCAGGACGCTCAGGACAAGTACCACGCCCAGCTCAACACGATGCGCAAGACCATCGAGGATGCGAACAAGTCCATCAAGGATCTCACCGACGACATCTGGGATCTGAACAACACCCTGTCGGAGAAGGAGAACGACCTGGCGAATCAGCGCTACTTCCAGTCCGTCGCCAAGAAGTACGGGGACACCAGCCGGGAGCGCGACATCCAGGTCGACATCGACAAGACCACGAAGGAGATCTCCGACACGAAGAACTCCATCGCCGACAAGGAGAAGGAGATCGCCAAGACGAAGGAGGGCATGTACGCCCTCCAGGGGTACACGGAGGCAGCCATCAACAACAGGGCTGCCCTCAAGGCCCTCCAGGCCACCATGATCGACATGATCAACGCCTATGCCGCCTCCGGGGCATCCACGGAGCAGCTCACCGCCTACGCCGCCCAGCTGAAGCAGGAGTTCATCGCCCAGGCCACCCAGATGGGCTTCAACCAGGGCGAGGTGACCACCCTGTCCGGGGCGTTCGACAACCTCACCCGGACGATCCAGGCGGTGCCCCGCGTCGTCGACGTCGACGTGTCCGACAACGGCACCTCCGACCGCACCGGCGCCGGGATCCGCTCCATGGCCTCCAACGGGGGCGCCGGCTACCAGGCACCGGTCACCGCCGAGGCGGACACCTGGAGGGCGGGCAAGCAGCTCAGCGCGCTCACCGAGGACCGGTACGTGACCATTCGGGCCCGGGTGGTGAGCGGGGCGCTGGCCGGTCTGGCCGGGTTCCTGGGGAGGGCCCACGGCGGCCGCGTGCCCGGCCGGGCCGGGGGCGGCGGAATGCTCGGCGGGCGCAGGCGCACCGGCAACTGGGACGCCGACGACCTGCTCGGCATCACGAGCGCCGGGGGCGTCATCGGCGTCCAGTCCGGAGAGTACGTCATGCCCCGCTCCAGCGTCGACAAGTACGGGCCCGGGATGATGGAGGCCATCCGTGCCGGGCAGTACCGCCCTGAGGTCAAGGTCAACAACAGCCCCGGCCTGTCGGGCCCCATTACGATCAACCCCAACCAGATCCACCAGCTCGCCCGGGCCGTGTCGACCGTCCTCAACCTGGACGGACGCCAGGTCGGGGCCGTCGTCAACAACGTCAACGCCCGAAGCGGACGAAGGGGGACCTACTGATGTCAGCGCACCACGGTGTCGCGGCCCTGTGGACGGGGCGGCGGTTCGCCTGGATCCCGGCCCCCGACGCCCCCGCCTCGCACACCCTGGTCTCCTGGGGGTCCGCCGACCAACTGATCGGGGGCGGTGCCGTCGTGTCAGCCTCCAGGTACGCCGCCCGCACCATCGAACTGTCGTGGTCCAACCTGACCCGCTCCGAGCTGCTGCTCATCCAGGACATGCTCACCTGGGCGGGCGAGGATGAGATCATCTACCGGGACGACATGAACTCCGGCGGCAACATCCTCTCACCGTTCCTCGGCCGCCCCCACCTGCACGCCGACTCACTGACGCCCCTCGCCTACGACGACAAGGGCACCGTCCTGGGGCGCACCGTCGACGTCAACAACGGGCCCCTCAAGGCCCTGGAGTTCACCGGGGCGCAGGCCGCCGACGGCAAGCCGCACGTGTACCGGGAGCACGTGCTCATCCCCCCGGGCGCCGACATGCACATCGTCGCTTCCGGCGCCCTCACCGCACCCGGCCTCATCCAGGTCACCAGCGGCGTCAACATCTCGTCGGCCGCCATCACCCGCATCCCCGGCCTCGACGACGCCCCCAGGATCGTCGACGTGACCGTCACCGCCCCCGCCGTCCCCGACCAGGTCCTCACCTGGGTTCGGGCCGCGTTCACCGCCCGCGGCGGGGCCGCCCCCGACCTGTGGCCGTACGCCACCCCGGAGGGCTTCGGCTCCATGCGCGTCGAACCCGGGTCCCTGGCCGTCACCGGCGTCAACCCCGCCTACGGGCTGTTCTCCGCCACCGTCACATTGAGGGAGGTCTGGCCGTGGCTGTGAGATTCTTCGGCGCCCCCACCGGCGTCGGCTCCTGGTCCTACGACGAGGACGCCGTGTCCCTGGACCGGGACGAGTCGCCGTCGGGCACCGCCACCGTCACCGTCGGCGGCCCCGGCAGGTTCACCCCCGCCGACCTGACCCCCCTGCTCGGCAGGACCCTGATCGTCCAGTCCACCGGCCGCGGCCGGTCCGACATGATGATCACCGATATCAGCATCGACGAGGACTCCTGGTCCATCACGGGGGGTTCGGGGCTGTCGGCCCTCAACCAGGTCGGCACGCTCAACCCCGTGCACCGCACCGACCTGGAGTCGATCATCAGCCGGTGCTTCTTCGCCGTCAACTGGCCCATGCCGCCCGTCAGCGTCGACACAGCCCTGAAGGACGAGCGCTACAACCTGCCCGGCGGCCGCGACAACGTGTGGTCCATGCTGCGTCGCTTCCTGAGCGCCAATATGCTCGACCTGTCCTGGCGGGACAGCACCATCACCATCACCCCCCGGCCCGGGCGCGACATCTACCTCCAGGACCGCCCCACGTCCTCCACCGTCAGCCTGGAGGACGGGGCCCGATCCAAGGAGATCCGGGTCAACGTCTACCACCGCACCCGCATCGGGGCCGCCGCGGGCGCCAATGCCGACCGGGGCCTCATCTACCCGGTGGCCCCCTCCAAGTACCCGGGGGCCGACGTCCAGTACGGGGACTCCAGCGACACGGGCGTGATGAGCGTCAACGCCGGGGAGCGCACGGAGACCACCATCCGCTTCGGCGCCGAAGTCTCCTACGTCAACCAGCCCACCATGGTGCGCACCATCCCCTTCAAGGACGGCTCGCCGGACCTGACGGCCATGCGCAACGGCTTGTACGTCGTCGTCGGAAAGGACAACAAGCCGATCATGCCCGCCCAGTGGAAGGACATGGGCGGGGGCCTCACCGTGAGGCTGAACGACGACCGCCGTTCGGCCACCGTGATCCTGTCGGGGATGAACTACGAGCACCTGTCCCCCTACAGGGTCTGCGAGTCCGACGGGAAGGTCGACCACCCGGCGTTGTACCTGATCGGCGGATACGGATCCTACGTCGACGTGGAGACCCTGAGCCTGGCCACGGGGGCGAAGGGCACGGACGACGTCACCACGATCGACAACCCCGCCATCGACACCACGGCCAAGGGCTGGGCGGCGGCCCAGGCGGCCGCGCAGGCCCGCGTCGGCTCCACGCTGACGTTGCAGTGGAAGGGATCCCCGCCCTCCGGCCGGGTCCTGGGGTCCCTGCCAGGGGCCCGTTTCCGCTACCGGGGGCACTGGTGGAGGATCGACTCGGCCACGATCGAGGAGGGGTCGGTGTCGCTCCAGGCCACCAGCCACCCCCTGCTGGACGACTACAACCGCAAGTACCCGCGGGTGTCGGACCTGCCACTGGCGGGGCGCACACTGCGCGACCTGTCCACGATCGGAGTCCTGTGATGGCGTTCACCGCGTCCGTGTTCCCCGCCTCCAACCTCTCGCCCCAGTCGCAGCAGTGGCGGGGGGCCGTGGAGAGGCGGGTGTCGTTCCTGGAGGAGGGCGACACGTCCGCCCACGCCAGGCGCATCATGAGCCGGTGGACGGCGGCCGTGGGGTCCATCGGCGGTCTGGAGGAGCGCCTCGACGACGCCCAGTCGCTCGCGCAGATCGCCGGGGCCATGGCCGACGACGCCGTCTCCTGGCACGACGCGCCCCCCGTGTCGCCGGGCCCGGGCGTGGAGAACCCGGACACCCCCGTCAACCAGAACGCCACCTGGTACGTGTGCGAACTGTCCAAGCAGGGCGGTGTCGACAAGGACCGCGTCAAGCAGGTGTGGCAGTGGTCGCCTCCGGGTGTCGACGGCGACGCGGACGGCAAGTGGGTGCAGCAGCGCTGGGGTACGGACACCCTGGGCGAGGGGGCCGTCGACTACAAGCACCTGGCCGCCGCCGCCAAGGGGGACCTGGAGGCCGCCAAGGCCCTGAAGGGACGCTTCGACACCCTGGCCACCTCGTACGAGCAGACGAAGACGGACCTGGAGCAGGCGAAGAAGGACGTCGCCAAGGCCGTGGCCGGGGCTAAGGACGTCATCATCTCCGACACGGAGCCCACCGGGGCCGATCGCAAGCCGGGCAACCTGTGGGTGTCGACCGCTGGAGGCACCACGAAGCTCTACGTCTTCGACGGCACGGCTAACGCCTGGGTTCTCGTCGAGGGGGATGACGCCGCCCAGGCCGCGGCCGCCGCTGCCGAGGCGCAGAAGAAGGCGAAGGAGGCCCTGGACAAGGCGCAGGCCGTGGAGGACATGGCCACGGCCGCCAAGCTCGCCGCCCAGCGCGCCCAGAAGTCCGCCGACGGGAAGAACACGATCTTCTACCAGGCCGACAAGCCGTCGCTCAACGGCCGCAACGACGGGGACATGTGGTACGACACGGACGACAACTACCGGATGTACCGCTTCCGGGCCGGTGTCGAGGACTTCATCGAGGCCGGGGTGTCCGCCGCGGACCTGACGGGGTCCATGTCGAACAGCATGGTCGAGGGGGTGTGGAAGCAGGCGCAGTCCTCCGGGGCCGTGGCCAGGAACCCGGTCGAGGGGTCGATGATCGCCAATGGGGCCATCACCACCACGCACGTGCAGGGCCTCGACGCCGGGGTCATCACCTCCGGGTTCCTCGGCTCCGACCGTATTGCCGCCCGCTCCATTACCGCCGCCCAGATGGCCGCCGGGACCATCACCGCCGAAAGCGGCGTCATCGGCTCACTCAACGCCAACGACATCAAGTTCGGCACCCTTTCGGGCGACCGCATCGACGCCAACACGCTGCGCGGCAAGGTCATCGAAGGCGGCACCATCAAGGGCGGACTGATCGCCGGGGGCAGGGTTCTGGGTGCAGTCCTGGCCACCACGACGAACGGGGACGGCGACCGCGTAGAAATCGACGCCAGTCACGGTCTGACCGTGTGGCGGGGGAACAAGGTGTACGCCCAACTGCATCCGTCCTTGGCCAACGGCCTGGCGTTGAACAACCCGCACAGCGACAATCTGGTTCAGGGGCCGTACGCCGACTTGACGGACGTGTCGTCGATCATCTTCGGGGCCCAGTTCCGGTTCCTCCGCAACCCCACGACTGTCAACGCCTCCAGCGACGGGACCGTCGCCTACCAGTGGTCCTTCAACGCCCCCTCCTCGGGGCGGGCCATCATCATCGCGTCGATCAACTGCGTATCGGGGGCCCAGAACCCCAACCAGCGGGCCCTCTTCATCCTGCGCGACCGGAACTCGGGCTCGTGGATGGAGACCGGCTACGTGTACAACGGCTACGGGTGGCAGTCCGACGTCCCCATGTTCATGGGCATGGCCACCAAACTGCCCACCTCGGGCAAGTGTACGATCTGGACGAAGATGGGTATGCGCAACAACGGGGCCAACTACATCGGCTGGGGTTCGGACTTCGCCTCCACCATGTTCATCCCCTGCTGACGGGGAGAAGGGACAATAGGACCATGACGGGAACCGACCGCAACGGCATCTACACGTACTCGGGCGACGACGTCGCCGCCGACTGGCCCACCCTGCTCAACCTCGGCGTCTCCTCCGTGTCGAACGCCATCTCCAAGCTGCGTCAGTCATCCATCTACAAGGCCAGCAACGCCGCCGCCGCCAACACCCTGCGCGACACCCTCGTCGCAGCTGGGGTCACCCCGTCGGCCACCGACCCCATCCTCATCTACCTCACCTCCAACGGGCGCATCATCGCCTGGGACGGGGCCATCTGGAAGTCCGACGGCTCCAACATCACCTCCTGGATGATCACCGGCAACGAGGTCGCCACGCCCGCCACACCCATCACCAACGCCATCCTCGTCGGCAGCCGCGGGGAGGCCAGCCGCTTCCGCGAAGAGGCCGGATCCACGGTCATACGGGTGCCCACGCCCCTCGACCCCAAGTTCACCGGGTTCATCAGCCTTGCCAGAAAGTACACGGGCATCGCCACCGCCCTGATCACCAACGGCGACGTGTGGTCATTCGGCGGGAACATCGGCGGCGCCGGCTACGGGTGGGACAAGGTCAAGAACAATGAGGGGGTCATCGTCCGCGTCCCCTACGTGGCCCGGGGCGCCGCACCCGGAAGCCTCATCCGCATCAACTACGCCATCAAGGGATGGGAGGCGTGAGCCTCATGTACATACCGCACCCGCCCTGGGCCAACACCCTCGACCGGGGGCTGCGCGCCGTCGGCTACCTGGCCCTGTCGGTGTTCTCCATCCGCGAGGCTGGGCTCATGCCCTACACGCCCGACGCCGCCATCTGGTACAACCTCGCCGTCCACATGGTCCTGGCTGCGACAGCCGGTGGTTGTGCGCTCGCCTGTCTGACCGGGCGCTCGCAGGCGGAGATGGTCATCCTGCCCCTCGTCCTGGGGTGCGCGTCGGCCTCCTGGATCCTCGTTGTGTCCGCCCACGGCCTGGGCGCCCGATCCGCCCTGCTCCTGTCCGTCGTGTTCCTGCTGTCCGCTAGAATGAACTGGCTGCGGTGGCTCAGACACCGCGCCATAATCCTCACCGCGCTACGCGATCGCAACGGTAACGGCACAGACAGGGGGTGATCGCTTGACGCCCCTACTCACCACGGTGGGGTCCGTCATCGCCCTCATCACCTCCGCCCTGGCCGCCTGGGGGTCCTGGGTGAAGGTCAGCGCCGACCGCAAGCGGGGCGTGGGCGAGGCGGAGATGGCCCGCTCGCGCTTCGGTCTGGAGGCCCTTCAGGCGGCCCTCAACACGAAGGACACGATCATCGCCCAGTACCAGGAGGAGAACAACCGCCTGCGCATCGAGGTCCACGACTTGAAGGTCGAGGTCGGACGGCTGCAAAGACGTCGTAAGGGCAACTGAACCCGAACCGACACACGAAAAAGCCCGCCCCCTCCCCGAAGGAAGAGGGCGGGCCTCTTGTCGGCTACCTCGACATGCGCTCCAGCAGACCCTTCAGACGAAGCGTCATAGCGCAGTAGTGGTAGAGGTGGCGTGCGGCGTCGCGCACATCGTTGGCGTCCGGCTGATCCACGGAGCGGCCCGTCGGCCAGAACCCGAGCGCCTTGAGCGTGGCGTCGCGGACCAGCGTCTTGGCCTGCGTCGGCGTCTGGTAGACGATCGGGCGCTTGTCGTAGATGTAGTCCATGATCGCGTTGACCTTCACCGGGGTGAGGTCGGCGAGGAACTGGTTGTGCGGGCGCAGGTCGAAGCGCTCGCCGACGACGACGTCCGGCTTGTAGCACCAGATGGCGCCCTTGAGCGTGAACGCCGTGTCGGTGTGGCTCGGGGCGACGAACTGGTCGTACTCGACGATCTCGACGTCGTCGCCGTCGACAGCCCCCAGGACCCACCCGGTCGACACCCCCGGGTCGTAGGCGAAGACCCTGGTCACAGCGTACTCACCGTCAACCAGACCGTGAGGGCGGCGGCCGGGACGGCCAGCACCTTGATCATGACACCGGCGGGACCCTCGAACGCTTCGGCGATCACATTCAGCGAGAACGAGAACATGAACGCCGCAGTGAATGCGAGTGCGTACTTCACCAACCCATCACCACCAGGCACGAGACGATCGTGATGACCGGACTGGCGCTGATCCACAGCGGGATCTGCGCGTCCTCGCGCTGGGTCGCCGCGAAGAAACCCAGGAGGAGAGCAAGACCGAAGGAGACCGCCCCCACGAAGTAGAACTGTTGGGGCGTCATCAGTTTCTCACCGCCACGATCAGTCCGAACACGACGAGGAGCGCCGACATGCAGGCGATAGCCCTGAACCACCACTTGGAGAAGCCCTCCGCGTGGCCGTCCTCGGCGAACATGTACCCGGCGCTGAAGAAGAACATCGGCAGGGTCAGGAGCCAGTAGCCGAACCATCCTCCGGCGCTCATGCCTCGATCACCACCGCGTCCTCGCCGCGCAGGTCGCCCGGCTCGGCCTTGCGCCAGCGCCCGGAACCCTTGGCGTGCGAGGCGACAGCCCGGCACATGCTCGCCTTGGCAGGGTCGCAGCCCTCCTTGCCCCGGTGCCACGCCAGGACGGGGATGTCGCCGTATCCGAACCACACCCGGGTCAGGGCCCGCAGCATGGCGGCCACGCCGCAGGCCCGGGAGCGCCGGACCCGCTCCGGCTCGGCCCGGGGGTCGAAGGGAGCGGGGGACCAGATGATGTCGAACTCGTTGACGCCGCCCCACAAGGCCTGGCCACCGACGTTGTCGATGATGTGCACGCCGTCGGGGTGCACAACGATGCGGATCGCAACCTTACTGCCGCGGCTCACGGGTTGTTCCTCCGCTCGGTGTCGACGACGATGCGGGCGCACCAGGCCAGGGCCATGGCCGCCACCTGGATGAGTTCGTCGCGCAGCGGGGCCGCATGGCCGACGGGGGTGTCGGCGTCAGGGGTCAGGGCGCGGGCGACCTCGCCGACCTCCTCGGCCAGGATCACGAACTTCATCTGCTCGGTCACCTCCGGGTTGAAGGGGGTGCGGCCGTGGTGCTTGTCGTAGGCCCGCTGGTACTCGGCGACGACCTCGTTCTCCAGGACGCGACGCGCACGGCCCCGACGCCGTCGCAGGCCGTGCAGGGAGGAGCCGTCGGCCTTCTCGTCGAGGTAGGCGATCCACAGGGCGGCGCGGGCGGCGATGGCGGACAGGGTGAAGCGCTTGGCCCCGCTGCTCCAGGCGGCCGAGGACAGGAACATGATCTCAGCCAGGTAGTTGTAGGGGTTGACGGTGTTCTGCCCCACATAGTCGATCTCGTCGACGGCGCGGGCGACGGCCGGGTCGATGTCACTCATCGGTGCTCTCCTTCTTGTCGTTCTCCACCTGTGCGGCCAGGCGGCGGATGGTGTCGGCGAGCTCGGCGCGCTCCTCGTCGAGGTACTTCAGGTCGCGCCGAGCGCGCAGGAGCCGGAGCTCGGTGTCGCCGGGCCACGGGACGGAGGCCTCCACGTACCCGTGGCTGCCGACGTTGTCCGGGTCGACGCAGGTGTTGTAGTACAGGCGTCCGTTCTTGACGAACAGCATGCCCACCAGGGCGGTCACATACGTGGTGTCGACACCGGCTGCCTGGAGGACGATCTTCGCGTCGCGGATGAAGGAGTACGA